TCCGAGTCAGCAGGATCCCATTGACCTCTCCATAGCCTATAGTATTCCTCAAACCTCGCTTCGTAGTTTGACTCATAGTTGTCTCTCCAGTTTTCACATTTAGTCATTACCCAATCTTCAAGAGATTCTTCCATCATCAGTGGGTCTAGACTTAAGATTTCTGCGTCTGCCATAGTACTGTCCTTAGAGTAAAGCTATGCTGTAGCCCATAGTAAAAAATACTAAGGCAGAGATAGCGTAAATGCCATATGTGTTAAGAGGACGCCAAACACGCTTGTTGCTCATAGACTTTACTAATTCGTTTGGTATCGGGTTCATCATTTTAATAGCCTGCCACAACATCAAGTATTTCGTGTTCGTCAATTTCGTAATCGTAGCTGTACGCAACCTTTGCTAACTGATCTATGTATGCTAGTGCGTCAACCAAGTCATCGTGGGTCAGTGGATCTGGAAACTGAAACAGTTGGTCTAAGAATCTGTTGTTCCACTCACCCTTGCTTAAATCTATGTATCCGTTCTCAAAGCGTCCCTGTAGCGCCCACATAACCCTGTCGGTCTTTTTCTTGTTACCGTGGGTTAGTTCCTCGACTCTAAAGAACGTGCCGTGGCGTTTCATTAGGTCGGTTAGAGGACTCATTACTGCCTGCTTTGCTATTCCTCTTTCAATACCAACGCTAATGGGTCTGTAATCTCTAACGGCCTGAAATATCTTGGCGGCAGTCTCGTCAAGGCTCCACCGCCCATATATAATGTTATCAACGTACCAACCATCAGGACTAACTTTAACGACAGCGATTGCAGTTTCATCTAGTTTTGTATTCTTCGTCCGTTTCTTGTTGACTTCCTCAAAACCAGCGAGGTCAACTGCGATGTAGTAGTCGCCTACCTCTGGCTCTTCTCCAAATCTAATCCAATCTTCCTTAAACATTTCGGAACCTCTGGCCTCAAACGATGCCATAAATTCCTGACGAAACGCATAAGATGACATAGACTTTTTAGCCATGTCGATTTCTTCTGAGTCCAGTATCGGGTTGTCATACGATGTAAAGTGCCATCCCTTGTACGTCGGGTCATCCCCTAGTTCTGCGTACTTGTACAGTTCGTAAAAGTGGTTCCTGCCCATAGGCGTACCTATGAACATCGCTGAACCCTTTTGGTCAGCCAGTGCTGGACGGAGGATCTGCTCCCATACGTCAGGCTTCATGTCTGCGTACTCGTCCATCACAAGAAACTTCAAGGAAACACCACGCATTGTCTCTGGCCTATCGGCTCCCTTGAGACTAATCGTGGCCCCGTTGACCAGCTTGATCTGCAGGTTATTAATATGTGAACCTGAGATTACAGGGTTTCCTAGCTCCATTAGGGTTTGCCACATGATGTCACGGGCCTGACCCTGAGTGGGCGCAACGTAAAAAACTTGCCCCTTATCCGTCTGTAGGGCGTTAATGATTAACATCCATGCAGCTAGTCTGGACTTCCCTGTCCGTCTTCCAGCAGCTACTACCTTGAATCGTGTAGAATCAGAGTAGACTTCTTGCTGCCAAGGCAACAACTGAACATTAAGATCAGTCACTCTTAGCTACTAGTCACCGTCATTGACTTATGCTCTACAGCGTAACCGTAGCTCATTGGACCGTTGACGATACGTGTGCCAGCAAAGCCGAGAATAGGTAATCCCTTAATCTCCACGTTGTTATCGTCCTTTGGTAACTTCTGACTAGTATTCAGAGTAGCTGACCCAGCTTGGAACGAGTAAGAAACGTCTTTGTTAGTGTCTGTGATTAAGGCACTCTTACTGTTAAAGGAGAGTACGTTTACAGCACTACACACAGTGTCCTCTATGCCGTTAGGTGCGTCAGGAACAAACTGAGAGGTGGCTGAAGTGACGTTAGACTCGCGATCACGCCTGATTAGAGACATAGGCTCACAAGCACCCCCGTCAGCCTTAGTGCTATCGTAAGCTACAGTGAACGGTGCAGAAGCAGTGTCCTCAGTGAAATACTTTTTAGTTGGAAACGTGACTACCCAATCAGTTTCAGCAGCGAGTACGTCCTCTGTCTGAACTTCGTTGTTGATGCTCTGTGACGCTAGGAGCGCACTCATGGCTAATACAGACCCGTTTGTTTTGCTAGTGTAGTTTACAGTTACTCCGTTTACTACTGCCTTGGATACACCGTCATCTAAGTCAGGAGCCAAGTTGCCCGGACTCTTGTGGTAATTAGTCCCAGACTTAGCCCACCCGTCGATAGCTGTTACAGGCATAGACATGGAGTAAGCTAACTCAGGGACAATGAACAGAGAAGATCCTGATAGCCCACCAGTGGGTCCAGTTACGTTAGTGGCTGTGTTAGATGCCCAAGCACCAGTACCTGTAGTCCACAGGTCTATCAGTGAGTCACAGTCGGCTACGTCAACGGTATCGCCTACCACACCCATCTCAATAACTTCTAGGTGACCCATGAGTGTCCGTGAGATGTCTCCAGACTCCTCGCTCTCAAACAGGTACGGAACAAACGGCTGTGACCTGAGTACAGCCCCAGACGCCAGAAGTTCCTGTGTACCGTCGTAAGGTGGGTTAGATGTCCCTAGCTGTGGTACTGTACAGGTGCTGTCGTTTGTTATGACTGAAGTCCCACCAAAATCGTTAGACGCCAGCGCAACGGGAAAGATATCGTGAGGCCCTAGGTACACGTTGAACTCTAGAACTACTGCTGAGTTCTGAGCCTCCATGAACCGGACCTTCACCGCCTTCTGATCGTCTGTGTTGTTGGTTATGTGCATATACGTATTTGCGTTGTTCTCAGTGGTATACAAAGGGTACAAGAGAACTTGGCCCGTAGGGGATACTGTCTGGTCTGCTAAAGCCACAGAAGAGGCCAGAGTTGCAGATGCTACAGCGAGGGCTAAAGTCTTAGGTTTACTTAACATTTAGTTAATCTCCGAGGTGTGCGTGGTGAGTTCTATTGCTTTGTTAAACTCTTTTAAACTACCAAAATGGTAGAATACTTGTGGTATTGCTCTCCTGCCTGTTAGGTTTTCTACCAAGTCCCAACCTGCTTGACCCGGAGGAATACACACGTACTTGTACCTAATGTTTCTTTCCTTTAGCTTCTTTTTTATTGTCTTGCAGCCTGAACACCAATCAGCGCCCAGAATAACAACTGTGTTTTCCACTAGTAAGTCCAAATCACGGGAACTGTACCCCGTGTATCTACGTGAATAAAGTCACCAGCGACCCCTATGCCAGTAAAGCCGTGTTCTAAGGCCCCTTTTATTAGCGTATACCGATGAGCAGAGTTCGTTGTCTTTATGTCTGCTGCTATGCCTTGCGCGTGAGTTCCCGGTATCTCTTTTACGGCCTCTAACGGGTGGCTAGGGCTTCTGTAGCCGCTGGTGATAACAAAAGGAAAACCACAATACTCTCTTAGGGCGTCTAGCTTTTCTAAGAAAGCCTGTTCCATTTGGTTTTCACCTGTGTGTTGACAATCAAACTCCGCTTTAGCGAAATGTTTCATGGATAAGTTGTTTGATGTCTTCCTTAATCTCATTGATCCTGAACCGCAACCACTGAATCTTCGCTTTCACCGTCCTCTTCAGCTTCTCCAGTAATAGTCGCAGTTCCAACCCCAGTGATGTTAATTTGTATTGCACTTCTTCCCGCATCTTTGACAATATCCTTTTCAAATGCAGCAACAGGAAGAATACGATCCATAACTAACTTCCACGCTGCCGCCTGATTCTTGTGATCTGGGTCTGTAGCAGCTTCAAAGATAGCATCCATGACTGCCCGTGACCGTGGTGAGTTTAACATCCGAGCCTTGTACTCGTTTATAATCGCTGCATCACCTTGAGGACGACCAACTGCTCCTCTAGAACCTTTCTTTTTACTAGAAACAGAAGACTTCTTAGGGCGACCAACAGGATTACTAGAATCTGTGTCGTTGTCCATACTGTATAGTTCCTTACCTAGAAGGTTTTTAGGTTTAATCCTTATACTTGTTTCTTGTTGTTTACTATATAGTATATATTATAACATACTTTTCTATGAAAGTCAAGATAAATCTATAAAGAGAGGCAATATTTACAGTTTCT